CGATTCTGTTGATTACTCTATGAAATGGCTTCAATCTCTTGTTGAAATTATTATTGATCCTGATAGGTGTCCGTATCATGCGGAAGAATTCAGTAACTATGAACTGGAAAAAGACAAAGAGGGTGAGTTTATCAGCGCTTACCCTGACAAGAACAACCACGCCATTGACGATACGCGATATGCCACGAATCTAATTTGGCGCAAGAGAGGCCAATAATGTTTATCCAAGATGTAATCAACAAAATAAAAGGATGGTTCAATATGCTTACAAGTGACACACTAAAAAGCAAAGTCGGTATCGAAGTCGCCATATCGTCTGAAATGAGTACGGCGCTCGATTTATGGTCAAACATGTATTCCAATCGTGCGCCGTGGCTGACAAAAGACATCAAGAGTATGAACCTGCCTGCCTCGATTGCAGGTGAGCTTGCCAACCTTGTCACCATTGAAATGAGTGTTGAAATTGAAGGCGACACACCACGGGCGGCTTATTTGCAGTCTCAGGTTGACAAGGTTGTCACGAAGTTAAGACAGATGATTGAGTACGGCAACGCTAAGGGCGGCCTGATTATGAAGCCGTTCCCAAACGGCGATCAATTGGATGTTGACTTCGTCCAAGCTGACCAATTCCTGCCAGTCTCTTTTGATGCGAACGGGAACATTACCGCTGTGGTGTTCGTTGATCAACAGACCAAAGAAAAGAATTATTACACCAGGTTGGAATATCACACTTTCAACTCAAAAGACAAGACGGTCACAATCAAGAACATGGCTTATAAATCCAGTAATACGTCTGATATAGGGCAACCGATTGCACTCACAGAATTCGAACCCTGGGCAACGTTGAAGCCAGAAGCAGGTATCAAGAACGTCAAAGCGCCGCTTTATGGCTATTATCGTTTCCCGCAAGCCAACAATATTGACACGACCTCTCCCCTGGGTGTGAGCTGCTACGCGCGGGCGGTTGGATATATTGAGGACGCAGACCGCTTATGGTCTAACCTCGTTTGGGAGTTTGAATCAGGTAAACGGGCCATCTTTGCTGACGTAATGGCGTTTGACCGTGATGATGATGGATTGCCTATTCTGCCAGACAAGAGACTTTACAGGGCGCTTGCCAACAGTTCAAACAATATTGGTGAGGACGGCTTCTTCCATGAATTCACGCCTGAATTCAGAAACGCAGCGATTCAATCAGGGCTTGATGCTATTTTGAAGAAAATTGAATACACGTGCGGACTTGCTTATGGCACTATTTCGGATCCCCAAACAGTCGATAAAACGGCTACCGAAATTGTAAGTAGCAAGCAGCGCACATTCTCAACTATCAAGGACATGCGTAAAGCGGTCACAGCTTGCCTCACTCAATTACTGTATGCAATGGATGTTTGGGCTACTCTCAATAAACTTGAAGCGCCTGGTAAATTCACCACTGTCTGCAAGTATGACGATTCGGTTATTACAGATCAGGAAGCGCAAAAGAATCAGGACATGCGAGAGGTCAACGCACGACTATTAAGCCGTGTCGAATATCGTATGCGCAATCATGGCGAGGACGAAGAAACCGCTATCAAAAAAATTAAAGCGATTGACAAAGAACAGGCCGACGAACTTGAAAGCCAGGATTCATTCTTTGGCAATAAAAAATAATGCTCACTGCTAACTATTTGCATACCGTTGCCGACGCAGTCCTGGAATTGTTTTCGCAATTTGAAGACAGGGTCATTATTGATATTGCCAGGCGTCTTGGAAAGTTAAGGTTTGAATCCGCTGCCTGGCAAATGCAACGCTTAACAGAGTCGGGAGCGCTGTATGACAACGTCATCGGCGAACTGGCAAAGTTGACGGGAAGATCAAGAACGGAGTTACGGAAAATATTCAAAGAAGCGGGGGTGAAGTCCATCGCCTTTGATGACAAAATATATCGCAAGGCTGGATTAAATCCTGTTCCATTAAACCTGTCTCCGGCTATGACACAGGTAATGGAGTCTGGCTTATTGACAACGTTTGGATACATGAACAACCTAACGAGCTCAATTGCGCAGTCGGTTGACAACTTATTTGTCGAAGCCGCAGATCTTGCCTGGCTGGAAGTGTCAACTGGCGCATTTAGTTACAACGAGGCGATCAAACATGCGGTGCTCGATCTGGCAGATAAAGGGATAAAAACAGTCACTTATCCAGGCGGAAGGCAAGACCATATCGACGTGGCGATGAGACGGTCGGTGCTCACTGGTGTGAGTCAGACAACGGGCAAGGTTCAGGAAATGCGGATCACGGAAATGGGAGTGGAGCTGGTACAGACCAGCGCACATATAGGCGCTCGTAACAAGGGGGTTGGTCCAATGAATCACGAGAGTTGGCAGGGGCGCGTGTTCTCAGTCAACCCTAACAATAAAAATTACCCTGATTTTGTTGAGACAACGGGCTATGGAACGGGAGCTGGGCTGATGGGTTGGAACTGCCGGCATAGCTACTACCCGTTTTTTGAGGGTATCTCGCAAAACGCATACGACGAAGAAACGTTGAGTGAATACGCAAACCAAAAGGTCATGTATCATGGCGAGACCATGACCGTGTATGATGCCACACAAAAACAGAGATATATTGAACAAAATATCAGGGATTGGAAGCGCAAGGCTGATTCACTTGGAGCGGCTGGTTTAGATAACTCAACTGAAGTAAGAAAGGTCAGTGAATGGCAAGGGCGTATGAGAGAATTCATACGGGAGACGGGGTTGTCGCGTGATCGTATCCGCGAACAGGTTCCGGGGGCAAGTCGCATATTTACAGGAGTAAAGAAGCCTGAATATACACCTGAAAGCGCACCGGTAAGCGCAGCGCTGAGGGTTTCCACTTCACCTCATACCGGTGTAATAAAAGAGAGTGTTGAGATCATTGACTCGGTTCATGGTGGAACGGGCCTTCCCATGATTCGAGTAAGAAACGCCAACGTCAGAGAGAACGGATTCTTTTCCAGGGGCAAACAGTATCCGCGTGAAATCGCCATCCGAACAGAAAACAATCCCATGCCTCATGTTTCACTATTTCACGAGGTGGGGCATTTGCTTGATTTTTCAGGAATAGGGACGCAAAGTAAATTCGCATCAATTGGTGATCCTCTGTTGGATGGATGGCGATACGCGCTTATGAAGAGCAACGCATATAGAAATCTCGTAGCTCATAGATTCAGAATAGAGCAGGGTGCTTTGTGGGGGAATACTGATCAACTGATATACGCAAGATACATCACTTCTTTGGAGGAATTTTGGGCTAGAAGTTACGCTCAATACATTGCTACAAAATCAGATAGCATCATGGCGAAGTTGGAGTTGAATTTAATCCTACAAAATGATAAGCTAGGTACACATTGGCAAGAGGATGATTTTACAGGTATTTTTGACGCAATTGATAAACTGTTCAAGGACTTGGGATGGATCAAGTAATTTTAGAATCACAAAAATATAATTTCAAAGAACTTCCACGAGCGAAGGCGGTTGCCCTGGCGATGGAAATATTTGGGTTCCTGGAACCCGATGCACAAACATTCGTGTCTATGGCGAAAGGCGAAATACGGGGCGACGTGATCAATGTGGACGATGCCACTCCCTCGGAATTGGAACGATTGAAAGAATAGTTATCCGCGTGTCCACCACGTCCTGCAGAACGCAGGGCGTTTTTATTTAACTGCAAAATCGCATCATTGTTTTATCCTCCTTTCAAATTTATCCTTTGAATAAGTAAATCTTGTTATCTGCTAAACGTAAAAGCGGCAGGCACGCAGCGGACGTAACCGCGTAATCAAATCGTAGCGCGAACAAAACGAAAGGGTAACCATGAAACGTGAAGAGTTGAAAAAGTTGTTAGGCGAGGCAGGAACCGACGAAGTCATTGACAAGATCATGGCTATTAACGGCTCGGACATTGAAGCACACAAAAAAGAAGCCTCGACATCAGGCGAAAAGTTGACCGCTATCCAAGAACAACTCAAAGAAGCCAATAAACAGATCGAGGGCTTCAAAGGGATGAAACCGGAAGACGTTGACGCCAAGATTGGTGAATGGGAGACCAAGTATAAGGATTTGGAAACCAAACACGCCACTGAAGCCAAGCAACGCGCATTTGACACCGCCCTTGAAAAGGGGTTGACCGCGTCGAAAGTCAAGGACGTTGTAGCCGTGAAAGCTCACTTGAAACTTGACGGCCTGAAACTCAATGAGGACGGCTCTTTTGTCGGACTCAAAGAACAACTCGAACCGCTTCAGAAAGACAAAAGTTACCTGTTTGAAGCTGACGAAAACCAGGAAGAAACGCCTGAGATCGTGGCTCCGACGAACACAAACTCAACCAAAACATCAACTTTTGAGGCCGCAATGCTAAAGGGCGCAGGCTTGAAAGCATGGCCAGAACAGGAAAAATAAGCAATGACTCAGTCAATCTCTCTTGTAAGTAAGTTCCTTCAGCTTGTAGACGCTGTCTACAAAATGGAGTCAAAAACCGCGGCTCTCGACGCCCTAACTCAGTCACCTGAATTTTTGGGTGCAAACGAGATCAAGGTTATGAAGTTGTCAACTGTTGGTCTTGGCAATTACAGCCGCACCGAAGGTTATCCCGCTGGCGACATTACCGCCGCCTGGGAAACTATGCAACTCTCAATCGAGCGCGGTCGTGCATTCACTCTTGATCGCATGGACAACGAAGAAAGCCTCGGACTTGTCTTGGGGCGCTTGATCAGTGAATGGATGCGCGTTCATGTGGCGCCCGAAATTGACGCTACCCGCTTTGCAAAATACGCCGCGGACGCCGGTAATGTGGTCGGTTCTCCAGCTACTTTATCAGCCGCCGCCGATGTATTGGCTGCAATCGACGCTGGTA